TGTTTTATTGTAAACATAACTGATTAGTTTGCTACGTGTTCCTGCAACATTATAATATTCTATTTTGAATGAAAGTTGATTTGCTGCTTTGTGTTTGGTAGGTATTTCGGTTCTAATACGCGTATAGTTTGGCGTATAGCCAGGATCGTTGTCTGTTGTGGTTCTTATATCAGATAACTGCCAATCGCCGGAATCTATAACAAATATTAATACTGCGGTACCTGTGTTGTCTGCTTTAAAATTTATTTCGTAATCATCAACACGTACTGCAGCGCCGGCAATATCCAATTGACCGATTCGTTTTCCTATATTAACACCTAATTCTTGATTATAATAATCTGTTACATCATAGTTAAATGCCGATCCTGAAGCATATACATAAAGTTTAGGTGCTCGATTTGAACTAGTGCTAGCTTTTTCAGCAAATGCATCAAACTGCACTTTATACTGTGAATCCTTAATAAATTCTCCAGCGAATGACTCCGACACTTGAAACAAGTGAACTGAATTTTTTGCAGTTATGTCTGTTGCACTCGTTATCGCGGCTGCATTTGATAAAGATGATGTACTCCATGTTACTGTAGGAGCTGTGGTCTCCGTTCTTCCTTGAAATGTTCTAGCTCGCCAATATGTGTCAATTATACTCTGTGAAACGAATGAACCAACACTAATATCTGGATCGACTGAACTTGTGCTTGGAACAAATATTTCGGTTTCGATTAATTCTATATCATTTGCAAGTTCCCATGTACCTACCGTTCCTTTTCCAGATGTGTATATTTTAATTCGAGAAACATCGCCCGTTGCTGGTTCTAATCCTTTTATTTCAACAATAGCAACTGATTCAGAATTTTGTGTTGGAACATATGTTGGCGTTTCTTCGTAATCAATTGTATAAGAAGAAGGCTCAAATTCAGTGTATATGTGTTCCGATAAACTTTTACTGCTATATCCGATATAAGGTGTTTCTAGTTCTATTATAGAATCAGATAACACTTTTTTTATTGTGGCAGAATAACTTGTGTTGCTAATAGTGTATAATGCAGTAGGCTTTGGATTTTGTGGAGAAGCTACAGTTAGCGTTCCGCCTTTCATATCCGTATTAAATTTACCACCTGACACAACAGCAACCGGCGTATTATTTAATGACTGATATTGTATGGTACCTGTCGAATACTGTGGAAACTGGCTGATTGTATAACTGCGATCCAATTGCACAGAAACTTGTTCTTGCACAGTTACTTGTGGATCTTCTTCGAATATAATTTCAGATGCATTAGGAGATACCGGATTAACTGGTACTGTTCGAGTCCAACGAATGTTTGGTTTATCTCTCCATTCTGCCGGTACTTGACTTGCTTCGCCTACAATATTTACTACAGCATCTCCAGGTGCAGAATCTTCATATATGTAAATAGCAACTACCCGAGATTTATCTTCATCAACATAACTTATAATTTCGGAATATATCGGATCGCCATTATAATCTAAAACTTCGATATTGATACTAGAACCTATTCTCAATGAATCAGGCTTTCCTCGAAGCTTAAATAAATTCTTACCGGCCGTTAATCTTAATGGAAATTCAGATATTTGAAAGTAGTCCGGAGATAGGTCAGAATTGTCTTGTATGTATACAGGAATTTCTTCTAGATTTTGCCTAACCGCAGTTTTTCTTTTCATATGTATAATATCTATTTATTATAAATATCATACATGATTAATCTGGCTGAATTTATTAATCTTATTAACTTCTAGCAAATTGTCTACCATATCTCGCATTGAATCAACGTGTGAAATAATAATAGAAAAATCAAATTTAGTTCGTAGATATTCGAACAGATTAACTACCGATGAAATGTGTTCTGCGTCCAATGATCCCCATCCTTCGTCGATTGCAATAAAATTAGGTCTTGGTAATGCTGATACATTGATTAAACCAATTCGAATTGCCAGAGATGAAATAAATCGTTCCATTCCGCTCGTTAACTCTAATGGCCAAATATTATCTTCATCATACACGATATAACCATTAATGTTTTTTCCATCAGTTTGTAACACAATATTAAAATCTACAATCTGATTGAGCACATTGTTAATTTCAGATTCAATTTTAGGTATAGCTTTTGCTACTAAGTCATATGGAACACCGTTTCTTTTTACCGATTGCAAATAATATTCATATGCACGATATTCTGTTTCTATGCGTTTATATGTTTCTAATTGCGAAAGAGCATTAGCTTTTTTAGTTTTAGCAACTTCAATTTCGCCATGTTTCTGTTTTATGTTTCCTGACAAAACTTTTATCGCAAAATCAATTTCAGATATTCGTTCTTTAATCGCTTGTATCTCAGTTTCGATTTCAGCATTCTTTTCAATTGCAAATTTATTTTTAAAAAAGTGTTCTTGTCGTTCTTGGTTGGTTTCTAGTTCCGATTCTTTGGTTTGTAAATCACTTTCTATAACTTGTAATGCCAATTCATCTCGTTCTAATTTAGGAACATCAAACGTGTTAATTTTAGTTTGTAAGTCATTGTATTCGGTTAATTGCGTTTCATAGTGTTGATGCAATTCAATTTTATTTTGTAAATCTGTTTGTTTGATTTTTAACTGTTCTAATACTGCCTGATCTTCTTTAATCGTATTCTTGGCTTTTGTCGCATTTTGCACGAATACGTTAGATGTGCAGTATTGACAATCTGGATCATATTCGTGATCGGATAAATGATTGATTTGTTTCTGCTTGCCATCAATTATTCCTTGTGTTGTTTGTATTTCAGTGTTTAATTTTAGTGCTTGTTGTTTTAACTCTTGAAGCGTATCGAATTTTTCTTGAATCGTTTTTATATCATATGATTTCAATTTCTTTTTGTTATCAGATATAGTTTTTGAAAATGTTTCAATAAACGTTTCTTTTTCTTCCGCATCTGTTTGTAGTTGTTCAATAGCCTCAACTAATTGTGTTTCTTCCTGTGTTAAAGATTCTATAGAAGGACCGCTATATGTCGTTGCATGTTTTGATTCAATTAATTCCAATATTTTATCTTGGAGTTGTGATCTAGATGCATTTTGAATTGACTCCGAAGCTTCGCATTCAATGATATAATCTTTGTTTGCATTAATAATTGTGTCAGCTGAAGTTATAATTTCTGCAAAATCTGTCTTTTTATATTCTTTTAATTTACCGGAAGTTTCTTTAATATCTTCAGCAGCTAATTGATAAAGTTGTTCGAACACAGTAATATCTAAAAACTGCGAAAGCAAGTCTTTTCGTTCTCGTTGCGATTTATTGATAAAGTTATTGCTGTCATTTTGCAATGAAAATGCTGTTAATATAAAGTCATCATATGTACCTAGATACTTTCTGATGTTCTTGTTAGTTTCACTACGCTCTTCTCCGTTTAAATTTTCTGAATCAGAATAAAAATTAACATTAACTTTCACGTGTCCGGATTTCTGTGTTATTCCTTCTCTTTCAATGGTATATATTGTATCATTGATTTGAAATTTAAATATTCCTTTAAAGGTTGAACATTTATTATTTAACACTTCTTTTGCTTTTCCGGTTTTACTACATTTGTCAAATATAACATATGTTATTGCATCTAATAGTGATGACTTACCAGAAGTGTTAGGTGCAAATAACCCGGTTACATCTGTTATTTTACTGAAATCAATTTCATTGCCAGAACCATATGAAAACATGTTTTCAAACTCAAATGATATCGGAGTCCATGTGACGTGACGAACTTGATCAAGTATAGGTAATTTAGAATTTATTGTGCGATTGATATGTCGAATTGCATCTAATTCTTCTGCGGTAGCTTGTGGATAATTATATTCAACAAAATCAGTAATTAAGTTGTTTTGATATTCAACGTCTCGAACATTTCCAATATTAATATTTGCGGCAGTACCAGTTGCTGCATTAGTGTTAATTCTTTGAATAGAAATGTCTTGAACTGAATATTTAGATCGCAGAGCAGTTATAAACTTTTTCATGTCTGCGGCATCTGTATTATCAAACTTGACTCGTATTCTAGGTTTATTAGGCATACGAGTAGGATGTTTTATGATTTGTGCTCCTTGAACTTCGAAGGTAACATAACCGTAATCATTTTCAATTTGAACGAAATCTGCGGTGCATGAATCTACATCCCATACCAATATTCCGTGATCTAATGCTTCTCCATGATTCTGTTGGATGAGTGACCCGGGATATGCTATTGTTTTTTCAGAATTTAAAAACTGAGCCGGTTTGTGAATATCTCCTAGCAAAGTCATATCATGTCCGGCAAAT